GCTGTTAAAACTTGCATCTTCAGTAAACGTAGCCTTTCCTGTACTGTCTATTGTTAATCTTGTCGTAGGATTACTACCACCATCGGCAGTTGTTCTAAATATCAAACGACCTGGCATATCATCAGTGCCTGGAGCTCCATCTACAGCAGCCATTATGTCTGCTGCTGCACGGTCTACATCATTTCCATCATCACCATAAAAAGCAAGTTTACCTAAATTGTCATCGTTTTGTACTATCGCACCATTTCTAGTTTTACCAATAGCAATAACAGAACCTGCATTGTCATTTGCGGTGTTTAATACTGAAAGTACTTCAGTTGTTGTATTTTCTATTTGTAATAAAGCTTGACCAGCAGCAACACTTCTTGAACTAGACGTTCCAATAAGTAAACGCTGTGAACTGTCAACTCTAAGTGCTTCACTACCGCCAGTTTCAACAGAAACAGTATCCGCAGCAGGGAATCTTATTAAAGTATTTTCATCACCAGAATGAATTATTTTATCAGTAATTTTTATATTGTTGTTAAATGTAGAAACATCAGAAACTGTTAACGTACCAGTAACACTAACTCCAGTGCCAGCAGATAATCTTGTTGTTCCTCCGGCAGTCAAGCTAACACTATTCGTTCCACCAAATATTCCGCTATCGCTATCTCCAAAATTTATAGCAGGTGCTGAATTAGAACCATTAGGCATGGTCAATACACCTGTTAAAGTACTACCAGCTTTTGCTACATAATTAGTATTAGACGTGGTACGTTCTGCGACTGTTACTGCATTTAAGCCAGCAGGGGTTACAACTCTATTTGTGGCTGTTCCAGTTGTAGTTTCACTATTCGTAGCAAGTTCAGATATACCCGAAACTGTAGTAGTAGCAGTAGGTGTTGATAAACTTCCCGGTCCAAATATTTTTACAATTGTATTATCACTGGCTC